TACGAACTACTACATTTGTAGAGAATAAATTACTTAAACGTTTTCTTAATGAAGCCATTGTTTATCTTTTTATTTATTATAAATATAACTAACTACAGAAGCCAGGTTAAATTTTCATCATCATAACCATTTCCCCATTCCCATCCTTGCTCAGGTCGCTTATCCTTGTTAGTGTATATAGTTGTATCAGTTTTTTGAAATTGTGATAATGCTCGTTTATTTAGGTCAATACCATGTTGTCGTAATTTCAAGCTTGTATCTCTTAACCATAATCCAATCGAATATGCCATTACCAAATCATCATTATATCCAACTTGTGCTTGAGCTTTACCATTCAACCAGACAAAAACAAATAATTCTTGTATTAAACGTTTAGATTTTATAATAGGAGTTCCTTCTCTCATATACATTTCTAATGATGATATCATTAATGGTCTTGTTCTAGAAGTAGTTGAAACTCCGGGTACCATTCTTGTTTTGTCTTTTATATCATAACCTTTTAACAATTGTACTTCTAAATCAACATATCCATCATCTTTATATGTATAGAATAAGTTTTCATAATTTCTATCTAATGCTGGTTGTACTGCAGCCCATCCTATGTTTGCATTTTCAATGGCTAGTAAAGCATTATTCCATTCTGTTGCAACTGTTACCAACATATTTCCAAAATCTTTTGGAGGTAATTTTCCTTTATATTCTGCAACTTGAGTAATTGTTTCAACGTCAATAACATGAAATGTTGACCAATCTGCTCCATCCCCACGAGCAACATCAGCTACAACAATATAATCTTTTGTATAATCTGGATAATCCCAAATCCAATATCCATTATCAAATCCACGTTTTTCAATTGGTTCTTCACACTTAGCTTCATATCCTTGTAATATCAATCCATCTATAACAGTATGACCAGATGATATAAAATCGCAATCACATTCTTGTGCTGCACCTCTTTCTCCTAATAATCTTGTTTGTTCATCTCTCCATGAACGATCTCTTTCTGGGTGCAAGTCCCATTTTAGTCTTATAGTTTCAAAACCATTAACACCACTTTCTGCATCTACCCATGTTTGATGAAACCAATTACCAATACCATTAGGTGTAGATAAAACAATAGCACCACCACCAGTAGATAGTGTTGCTTGGGATGCTACCCATATTTCTTCAATGTTTCTAATGAATGCTGCTTCATCTACTATTAATAATGACAATGCTTCTGATCGAGCGCCTGTTGATGAACTTGATATTGCTTTAATTTCTGACCCGTTGGCAAATTTTAATGACAATTTATTATTTGTAGTTATATTTGTTTTTAGCCAACTTGGTAAATTTTCATTCATTAGCTGAACTTTTGATACTAAATTTTTAGCTACATCTTGTGTAGTTGCTATAACTAGTACATTAAAATCTTCATTAAATAACATTGACCATAACGCATATCCTGCTGATAATGTTGATATGCCTAATTGTCTTGATTTTAATATTACATTGTAACGATTATGTTGTAATGTTGTTAATGATTGTTCTTGAAAAGGAAATAAATTAAATTTAATTTTACCTTTTATTGGATGTTGTATATAACAATATTGACGCATGAAATATACTGGATCTTCGGAACATTTTTTATATTGTTCACGTATTATCCTTTTTATATCTTGCTTATTACTCATTGAACTACTTCAACGATCATTTTTCCTGTTAATATTGCAGTTATTATTCCAGTACCAAACCATATGGCTTTATGATCATACCATTTTGGTTTTAAATATTTCTCACGTTCTATATACAAATTAACATTATCATTTAAAAATTCTATTTTTTTATTTGTATATAACAATTCAATAGAATCTAATTTTATAACTGTTTCTAATTCAGATATCAATGTTTCTTGTTGTGAAATTATTTCATTGTTAATAGAATCTAAATAATATAAAGAATCTAATGTTTCTGAAATGTCTATAATTTCGTCACTTGTAAAACAAGTATCTGTCATTTGTCCGAATAATATTAACGGACATAAATATATTATAATAAAAATTTTTTTCATTTCCTAGTTCTTCTTCGAATATTTGCAGCTGCAGATTTTACTGCTTGCTCTTTTGTTTTAACAACTTTTGATTTTGGAATAGGTTGCTTTTTTACTTGTTTTGTTGTCTCTAGTTTCTTTTTAGTAGATGCTACTTTTTTCTTTGCAACAGCTTTTTGTTTTTTAACTTCTTTAAGTTGTCCATCTATTTTATTTATATTTTTATTATTATCATCTATTTTCTTTTTAGCAACTTCTGCTTTTTTGGAATTAGATTTTTTTCCTAATATAAAAATTATTCCAAATATACCAGCAATTACACTAACAATTAATTTCCAATATTTTTTAATCATGATTTTCCTTTTTGTCTAAATTTTCTATAAATTTTAATTTAAATTTTTCAAATTCTTTTTGTACCTTTTCTTCAAACTCTTCTGGAGTCATTTTTGCTTTCCAATTTTCTAATCGTCCATCTGCATTAGCTACTGTTGTATAATCTTCAGTATAAACTTGTTTTAAATGTTTAACATCTTGTTCGGCTTTTTTTAACCAACTCAATGCATTATTTTTAATTTTTGTTTGTTCATATTCTTCATATTTACCATCTTTACGAAGTTGATGTTCCATATCTATAACACAATCATAACACATTCCATGTATTTTCCTCATTTTTTTGTCTAAATGATTTGGTGTTATACATGTACATGTATCTTTTGTACAATTAGGAAATGAATTTAAATATTCTCGAACTTCTGAGGCAACTGAATTTTTTGGTCGTTTAACACGAAATCCTTTTTCTTGTTTAATTATATAAACAGTATTTCCAATTTTTTCTTCCCATGTATCTCCAACTTCATGTTTTTTATTTTTTTCTGCTTTTTGTTTAGCATCAGAAAATCCAACTGTTTTTTTAGTTTGAAATTTATGGGTACCGGCAAGCATTTGCTTGACAGCTTTTATATTTTGTAACTTTTTTGACATACTAATTATTCGTTTGGTGATTGTTTTTGTATTGATCGATCTATCAATCTTTTCATTATTGCTAAAAATCCTAGTTTTCCTTTTGGATTTTTATCATCTAAAACTTTCTTTATAACTTTCATTATTAATTTTATTTGCATTAATGTGCCAGGCTTTTGTTCCAATGCTTTTATAAAATTATCAACTCTTGCATCTGTTGCATCTGCATCTGGAGCAGCATCTGATTCTGGTTCTGGTTCTACATCTGGAGCCGCATCTGGAGCCGCATCTGGTTCTGGAGCTGGTTCTGGAGCTGGTGTTGCTTCTGGAGAATCTGCTGGCTCAGCAGGCGCATCTGGAGCAGCATCTGGTTCTGGTGTATCAGCTTCTGGCTCTTCTGGTTCTTCTTGTTCGTTTATAAAATTAATTATTTTTCTTTTAACAATTTCTCGAACTAATTTTTCTTTTTGTTCTTTTGTTAATTTTTTAATTTGAGACATATATCCGCCATCTTTTTTTGCTAATGTATCAATTAATTCTT